TTAAAAGAACGTACAGACACAGGACGCATCTATCTTGTGTTTGTGGACAACGTGATGAACCAAGGACCATTTGATCCTGAATATCACACCATTTATCAGAGTAATCTTTGCTGTGAAATACTTTTACCTACTAAGTCCTTTAAACGTCTGGATGACGATAGCGGTCGTATCGCACTTTGCACCTTGGGCTCAATCAATTGGGGTGCGTTCCGTAACCCAGAAGATATGCGCCGTGCTTGTCGTATACTTCAGCGTAGTCTGTGCAACATTCTTGACTATCAAGACTTTCTTTCCATCCAGTCTAAACTAAGCAACGATGAAATCTCACCCTTGGGTATCGGTGTTACTAACTTGGCCTACTGGCATGCCAAACGTGGCTATCAGTATGGTGAGAAAGATGCACTACAAGATGTTAAGAGCTGGATGGAACACCAAGCCTACTACTTAACAGAAGCCACAGTTGAGTTGGCTAAGGAACGTGGTGCTTGTGTAGACAGCGCAAAGACAAGATATGGCCAAGGCGTATTTCCTTGGGAGTTACGTGCTAACGGCGCAAACGACCTTGCTGACTTTACTCCAGAACTTGATTGGGAAACACTACGTGATAACATGAAACAATATGGTGTACGCAATGCCACACTAATGGCCATTGCTCCAGTTGAATCAAGTTCAGTTGTGATTAACAGTACTAATGGTATTGAAATGCCAATGAGCCTTATCAGTGTTAAGGAAAGTAAAGCGGGATCATTTATTCAAGTTGTACCTGAATACCATAGATTAAAAAACAAGTATCAACTCATGTGGGATCAAAAGGATTGTGATGGCTATTTGAAAACTGCGGCAGTACTTGCGGCCTATGTTGATCAAAGCATCAGTACTAACACTTTCTATAATCCAGCACACTTTGCAGATCGTAAAGTACCAACTACATTAATTGCTAAGAACTTGATGCAAGCACACATATGGGGATTGAAAACGTTCTACTATAGTTTGATCAATAAACAAGGATCCAAGTCAGTTGCTGAACCTACTCCAACTGAAGTACACTACAACGGACATCAGTTGGAAGAATTAGAAGATGACTGCGAGGCATGTAAACTATAATGCTAGAAACAATCTGTGACATAATGGTAGACGCTTACAAGCGTAACTGGATTACTAGTCGTGATGGAAACGTAAGTATACGACATCACGACCGTGACCACTTTTACATTACACCCAGTGGTGTACGTAAGCAGACTCTACAACCTGATCAGTTTAAAAAAATTGGAATTGAGAAAGGCTACTATGATCAGCCTCCTCGACAATATCATGCAATCAAAGAATTAGATTATACTGAAATTAGTGCTAACTTAAAACCCAGCGGAGAATTGCCATTACACTTTGGCCTACAAAAAGAAATGGGACAACACGCAGGTGAAGTTCGTGTAGTTGTACATGTTCATCCCACTTACTGTATTGCCGCAATGCATGCCGGCATTGATTTAAGTACAATTAGTTCAGCGTTTCCTGAACTCAATCGTTATACAAAGGTAGCACCCAACGTAGGTGATGTGCCTCCTATTAGCCAAGAGCTGGCGGATCAATGCCATAAGCAGTTACAATTAGACGACAAGGGAAATATTGCCTACGACATTGTGGGCATTAAGGGTCACGGGGTAGTTGCTATTGATACAACTCCGTGGCGAGCATACGAACATATAGAACGACTAGAACACATTTGCAAGATAGTGCTTGCATCAGGAAAATATTAATGAGCTATATTGTAGGTTCCCTGCCACCAATCAAATGTTTTGTTAAACGTGAGTTTCTCTATAACTTTGAAAAAGGTCATGGAGAATTAGAACCTGCTATATGGGTAAGTCTTAAAGCATTACGTGGACAAGTGTTTCGCATTGAGTCGCTGTTGCCTAATTACGGAGCACTATACGATAAACTACCCATCCATGCTTATGTTTGGCAGAAAGATTATACAGGTAACTTGCCCATAGATACACTACAGTTATGGGACTGCATGGGTTATCGTTTTACTATTATTGAAAAAATAGGACTGCGCAATTTAGGTGTGAAGTTCCTGGGCAAAGACAAGGAATGGCATCACGGAACCTATTTGTTCACTGTGGACTTTTGTGCTGATGGAATGGATGTGGACACAGGGTTTACTGAGGTTGCAGAAGAACATAAGTCGTTTAACTTTATACGATTAGAAAACGGACAGTTTGCCTGCCAGCCCAACAACCGTTGCTTATGGTACGATCAAAGTTTAATCTCAGGTGTTACAAAGTTTCCAGACTTCCAAGCCGCACAGACTATATTCACAGTAGATGGCACACGCAAGTGGACCGCAGGTGATGATTGGTTTTATACTATTAACGAAAAAAATGAATAACAGGAAATATTAAATGAGCAAACAACAATATAATTTAAACACAAAGACAGACTATCTTAATCGTAAGATGTTTCTTGACCCAGCAGGTCCTGTAACTATTCAACGATTTGAAGAAGTTAAGTATAAAAAGATTGCAGACTTCGAAGCAACTGCACGTGGATTCTTTTGGCAACCAGAAGAGATTAGTCTAAGCAAAGATGCTAACGACTTTAAAGATGCCAGTGAAGCTGTCAAACATATTTTTACCAGTAACTTGTTACGCCAAACAGCACTGGACAGTTTGCAAGGTCGTGGTCCAAGCCAAATCTTTATGCCAGTAGTTAGTTTGCCAGAACTAGAAGCACTGGTATATAACTGGACATTCTTTGAAACAAACATTCACAGCCGTAGTTACAGCCATATCATTCGTAACATTTATAATGTACCCAAAGATGTGTTTAACACAATCCACGACACTAAAGAAATTGTGGACATGGCTAGTAGTGTTGGCGACTACTACGAAGCATTACACCTGGTCAACTGCCGCAAGCAGATGGGCGAAGCAGTTACAGAGCATGAACATGTCCGCGCAATCTGGATGGCACTACATGCAAGTTATGCCTTAGAAGCATTCCGCTTTATGGTAAGTTTTGCAACTAGCCTTGCAATGGTAGAAAATAAAATCTTTATTGGCAATGGTAACATTATCCAATTGATCCTTCAAGACGAACTGTTACACAAAGGATGGACTGCTTATTTGATTAATCAAGTGGTCAAAGAAGATCCACGCTTTGCACAAGCCAAACAAGAATGTGAACAGGAAGTGTATCAACTGTACATGGATGTGATCCGTGAAGAAAAAGCCTGGGCTGATTATTTGTTTAACAAAGGTCCAGTAATTGGTTTGAATGCCAACATTCTAAAAGACTTTGTGGACTATACAGCAGTTGGCGCACTTAAAGACATTGGTCTAAAGTATAATAATACTGCACCAAAGACAACACCAATTCCTTGGTTCAATAAACATACTGACACAAGTAAAAAACAAACTGCACTACAAGAAAACGAATCAACTAATTATGTAATCGGTGCAATGAGTGAGTCTCTCGATTACGAAGCATTACCAAATTTTTAAGGAAATATTATGAAAGCAATTATATGGAGCAAGTACAATTGTCCCTACTGTGATCAGGCCAAGGCCCTGTTGAAACACAAAGGCATACCGTTTGAAGAAAAGAAAATTGGTGACGGTTATAGCAAAGAAGAATTGTTAGAAGCAGTACCTAATGCAAGAACAGTGCCGCAAATCTTTTTAGATGATAAATTAATAGGCGGGTTTACAGAACTCAACGAACATTTAAAAAAGGTACAATATGTTAATTAATAAAGGTGTCTCATCAGGTGACATAGTAACAATCAAATTGACTTCGGGCGAAGAATTAGTGGCCAAGTTAATTGAAGAAAATCCAATGCAGATAAAAATCGCTAGACCATTAGTTCTAACAATGGGACAGCAGGGAATTGGTATGGTTCCGTACTTGTTCACCGTAGATCCTGATAAAGATATCAGCATGAGCAGATCCACTATCACAGTGTTAGAAACCACTGAAGAATCAGCGGCGAAACAATACATCAAAGCAACCACAGGGATCGTGACATAATAGTGTAATAAATACACTATGACCTATAAACTAAGGGCAGGCGCCCCATTTGATTTAGACAACTATTTTAACAAACCTGCTATAGACGCAGGCCCTTTTGTTAATCCGTATCCAGATGCGGTTATGAGTAAAATAGACGGTGGGTTCTTTAATAGACCCTCTACATTTACTATTGATGGTGGCAAAATACCCTTAGCGGGCACAGCAACTTACGACCCAACAAAAACTTATACATCAGCAGATGTGTTGCCTGCTAATGCTATTGGC